CTCCCATTTATAGCACAAAGTGCCACCCAGAACTTGAGTTGTTAGACCCAAGCCACGTCTACGGTTGACAGGTCGTTATGGGCGTAGGTGTAAAACCACCTACGCCTTGGAGCATAACGACCCCTACGACGGATAGTGACGAACCCCCTTGTGGGGGGTCCGCCTCTATCTAAGTAAGATAGACGATCTACCTTATCTATCCTACACGTACGCAGCCAGTAGGCAAGTAGCGAACTCGAATCAGCAAGGAATCGCCGATTCGGGCGGAAAGAGAGGACCGGAAGTTTAACCCGGCCAGCCACAGGATCCCAGCACGAACAGTCTAAGCCTAAAAGCTCCCCTAAAGGAAGCTTCAAGCCGTCGTCTGATTCGTCCCCCCAAGGGACGAAATACTGGATAATCCAGGGACACGTCTTTATGGACATATCCCATGCGGCTTTCAAATCAGAGTTAAAGCCACGCTTATCGCCAAGGCGATAAGCAAGGCTAAGAATCCGATTGACAAATCGGATAGCCTCTGAGATGTCCGTGAGGACCTCTTTCTGATATACAGGAGTAACATCCCTGCCAAGCCAGTAGTGCTTGCCACAACTTTCTCGAAAATTTCCAGATCCAAAGGTTTTCTCCGGGTTAACGGAGAAGCCTAGGACCTCGAGCACTTCGATAAGAAGCGGCATGCTACCAGTCGGCAGGATAATGTCATCCCCGTATATTGCTACAGCTCCCAACTCACCCATAACCTCCACAACTGCAGAGGAGATACCCCAGAACAGAAGTGTTTCGAGTTCAAAAGTGAACCCGTTGCCCATGCTAGAGAACTTCTCTAGCTCGAGCCACTTACCGTTCACATAGGCATAGGGCGAGCGAAGGGCGTCTAACAAACACGCCCAGTCGTAGGGAAGAAGTTGCCAAACAACTTCTCTACTGACGGAATCGCTAGCAGAAGCTAAATCCACTGTTGCCAGTGAACCATCCCTTGACCCAATCTCAGCCAGAATTTGGTTGAGAGTTTGGTCATCGAGATCGATCCCGCGACGTTTTAGACGTCTTCGTATCAATTGGCCAATCCCCAACTGGAGAAAAACATTTCCAGTCGGTTCAATGGCAATAACACGATCCGTCTTAGCGTCCTTGTCAACAGTTGTGACCCTGCAACCTTTAACGATGTTGAAGTTGGCATCGAGAAGGCTGGCTGACCCAACCAGGTCAGTACCGAATCGAGATTTCATCCAGTGAATGTCCTCGGACATCACATGAGACAAAATATCTCGCGCAGAGGCCGTAACGCTGATTTGATCCTCACGGATCTTATCATCCACGGTCGCATCTTCTCCCTTAAGAGAGAAGGTGGCTCCGGGACCCCACCTGCAAAACTCCCAGAGATCGGTTTTCCTCAAATCACCTAAAAGGCCAGCAATTTTACGTTGAGCAGTAAAAATTACTGCTTCAACGCGTGGTGAAAAGCCACGCTGCTGACCAAGGATGAGGCGAGTATTTACCATTCTCATGTGAGACTCGACAGCGAACCACTTGTCGAGGGCAACGGCTCCTGTGTCCACACCCGTCTTTAGCCCCTTCCATTTAGAAAGGAACTTGACAGCGGCGTAGTCACGTCGGAAGTCGTCACCGTTTGCATAATCCTGAGGGTTAACTTTCTTTTCCGAAAGTTGCCTATGCTCCCCGTACTTATAGAGGAGCCAACAGGATAACGCTACTGGAGTAGCTAAACCCTCCCAGAAAAGAAGAAGGGTTGGCTGAATGTTCATGCGCCTCTCCTAATTAAGTTTAGGAGGGACTCAGTTCCAATCTTTCAACTGGAACTGATACTCTAGCACGGATGCCAA